GCTCCTGGAATTGTATTAATTGATCCCGCAAATAAAGGTGTGGGAGCAGCTGCCACTACGTTGTTAGCAGATGGCGCAGTTGGTATTGTGACAATTAGTGATGGTGGTACTGGATATACTACAGCGCCATCGGTTAGCTTTACTTCTGCTGCCTATGCAGGAATTGGCACAACTGCGGTTACTGCGGTGGGTAAAGCATATATTAATTCTATTGGAGTGGTTACTTCTATTACTTTAACTAATGCCGGTGCTGGATACACCGTAGTACCTACTATAACCCTCTCAGAACCTTATGGAGGCGGAGAAGGAACATTTATAGTTAATGAGTATATACACGGTTCTATAGGACTCAGCAGTGCTATCGTGAAGTCCTGGAATGCAGTTACTGGAGAGATTAATATATCTAATGTAAGTGGAGACTTTACAGAAGGAGAATTACTTACCGGACAAGAAAGTGGAGCAGTGTATAAGTTAAAGACAGTTAATACGGATAATACCGTCATGGCTTATCCAGATAATGATGAAATAGAATTAGAAGCGGATAGTATATTAGACTTTAGTGAAGGGAATCCCTTTGGAAACCCTTAATATAAATATAGTTAAGGCAAACTAGGTTTAATAATGTTTGAATATTTCTACCACGAAATATTAAGAAGGACTATCATTTCATTTGGTACTCTTTTTAATGATATTGAAATACAACATCAGGATAGTAATGATAATACAGTTAGTATTGTCAAAGTTCCTCTTGCTTATGGACCTACGCAGAAGTTTTTAGCTCGCTTACAGCAATCTCCCAATTTAAATAAACCTACTCAAATTACTCTTCCCCGGATGTCATTTGAGTTTGTAGGATTGCAATATGATGGAACAAGAAAAGTTACCACTACTCAAACTTTTACCACTCATACCGCGGGAATAAGTACAGAAGTAAGAAAAGCATATATGCCTGTTCCTTATAATATGGCATTTGAACTTTCAGTTTATACAAAATTGAATGATGATATGCTTCAAATTGTAGAGCAAATTTTGCCTTATTTCCAACCTGCTTATACATTAAGTGTGGATTTGGTACAGACTTTAGGAGAAAAAAGAGATATTCCTGTAATTATAGAAAGTATTAATATGCAGGATGATTATGAAGGTGATTTTAATACTAGACGCGCTCTTTATTATACGATTAGATTTACTGCTAAAACATATCTCTTTGGATATGTTCCTTCCGCCGCTACTGCTGCTAGAGATATTGTTAAAAAGGTTTCTATTGGATATGTTGCCGATACTTCAGCCAAGACACGAGATCTTACTTATACTGTTACTCCAAGAGCTTCTAAGAATTATGATGGAGTAATCGTTACTAATTTGACAAATGATATTAGTCTTGCTAATACTCAAATAATTCTTAATGATGCTACTACTATCGCGGAAAATACTTATATTACTATTGATAATGAATCGATGTATGTGGATACTAAGAGTGGTAATGAATTAGTGGTTAGAAGAGGACAAGATGGTACATTAGCAGCTGCTCATGTTTCTGGTGCTGGAGTGGGCCGCATTACTTCTACTGATAATGATTTGATTGAAATTGGTGATGATTTTGGTTTTGATGGATCCTTCTCATGACAACAACTAAATTTGACAAATTAGATGATACTTTTAATATTTCTCCTACCGAGGTAGCAGTAGAAGAAGAACCAACGGAAGTTGTAGGGATTACCCCTGAACAAAAACCCGATAGATTAAAAGATGATATTGAAAAAGATTATGAATATACCAGAGGTAATCTTTATAGTATAATTGAGAAAGGGCAAGAAGCAATTAATGGTATTCTGGAGCTCGCTCAAGAAAGTGAAATGCCACGAGCCTATGAAGTTGCTGGCCAGTTAATTAAGAGTGTTTCTGATGCCACGGATAAATTGATGGATCTTCAGAAAAAGTTAAAAGATGTTAATGAAGAAGAGAAAAAAGGACCAACTACTGTAAATAATGCGTTGTTTGTGGGGAGTACTTCCGAACTTCAAAAGTTGTTGAAACAGAATACCCCTAAATAAAATTGGGAGAGAAATCCCAAAGTACCAGATACTCATACATGTAATATGTCGGAAGACAATATTGAAAATTTACCGTCAGTTAATGACTTTCAAGAGAGTTCCGATGAACTCCCTTCAGTAGAAGAATATTTGGTAGAGGAAAGTATAGAAGAATTACCGTCTGTAGAAGAATATATACAACCAGAAAAAGAAGAAATTGAGGAAGCAACTGAAGAAGAAGTTGCTGAAGATTTAGTTGATTTAAACGAAGTTATTCGTTTGGTCAATGATGTAAGAAAAGATATACCCCAGATTCCTGAAATAAAATCTTATGATGAAGAATTAAAACAACTTGCTGAAGATTTGGAAGAAGTGCGAGAAAGCATTCCTTCTGTTCCGGAAGTAAAGTATTATGATGCTGAAGTTGATGCTATTTGTAATCAAATTGATTTGGTAAGAGAAGAAATTTCTCATTTACCTGAAGTAAAATATTATGATGAACAAGTAACGTCTTTAGAAGATAAAATTGAGATTATTAAGCAAGAACTTATTAATCTTCCAGAGATAAAACATTATGATGGAGATTTACAATCCATAAAAGAAGAAATACAGGAAGTTAGGAAAGCTATTGTTCCTGATTTTGGGTGGATTGGTAATACTTTTAATGTAATTGATGAAAATGTTATTACATTAAATGATGGATTACAGAGTCTTAAAGATAAATTTGATACAGACTTCCAATCTTTATCGGAAGATATTGATACTAAAGATTTTGAAAAAAGAGTTAGTATTGAAGAAATTAATACAAGATTGGATGAGGTTAAGACCCGAATTTGGAAAGAATTAAGTGAGAATGCTGAAAAAATTTGGGGACATCATAGAGAGTTTAAAGATGATGATAGAAAATTAAAAAAACAAATATTAGGACAATATAATCTTTTTAAGAAAAATATTAATGAACAGATAGAAGAATATAATAAAAACAATGTTGAATCTCAAAATATCATTACAGATTCTTTAAGAGAATATTTTAATAGTTTAAAAAATGATATTTCCCATCTTCCGGAAGTAAAGTATTATGATGATGATATTATTCGATTACAAAAAGATTTTTCTACTATTAAGGAAAGAGTAGAGGAAAAAACTCTTAATTTAGCGGAATTATATCGTCTTGTTGATGAATTAAAAACTCAACAAAAAGAATTACAAGAAGTATATAATGACAGACCTATTGGACCAGATCCTGCTTTAAAACAAGGAGAAGATCCCCTTACCCCCACGGATCAGAAATTTGCTACATTACAAGATTTAGCCTCAAATTATAGATTATTTGTTAATAGGGTTGAACAACAATTATATACCATCGGTGGTGGGGGTGCTGGATTCCTTAAGGATATGGCCGATGTTAATGTATCGGGCATTGAAAATAATTATGTTTTGGTGTGGAATTCTACTACTTCCATGTGGGATGTTGCCGCTCAAAGTGGTGGTGGTGGAGTTGGATTCACTACCGATCCTGTTGGTATCAGTACAACAGCGAAAGTTGGTATTGGAACTACTGCTAGGGCGGATTACGATCTTTATATTCAGGGAGATGGTTATATAGGCGGTAACTGGAATATCCAAGGGGACTTAACATATGATGAAGTAAATGCTCGAAATGCTAATATAAGTGGTGTTTCTACCTCTGGTAAAGTACATGTTGGTATTGATACAGGATTTTTCAGTGAGGATTTAGTTGTAAATGGAAGTGCTAGGATTACTGGTATTCTTACCGTGGGTACTGAATCGGTAACTATTGGTAGTTCTTCGATTACTATCGGTGATGAAAATGTTGTTATCGGCGATTCCTATGTAACTATTGGTGATAATGTAACTATCAATGCTGGAGCATCTGGTATTAACTCCGCGCCAGGTGTCTTATATGTGGCAAAAGATGGTGATGATGATAAGAATGGTACATCTATTGATAACGCCTTTTTAACTATTGCTGGAGCGGTGGGTGCTGCGACTTCAGGTACCACCGTTAAAGTTCTATCCGGTACTTATGTTGAATCCAATCCTAT